CCATCATCGGCGGTCAAGTTCATCCGCAATACTCCGACCTGTTCGTGCATAAGTTCACGCTTACGCGAAACAGTCTCGAGGTAGACCGAGTGACGGCTGATTATGTCGGCATCGCCACCGCCGTCGGCACCACCACGCGTCCCAACGTGACGGCCTCGCACGGCCTGACGTCAGATCACATCACGACGCACCCTAACTTCTTCGGACCTGCCACCGGCTTCGCGACAGCCATCGCCGGCAATGGGACGACTTTCACTACGTCCACCATCGACTCTCAGTATAAGGTCGGCGGCGTGTTCGGAGCTCACTTCAAACAAGGCACGACCACTAATGCGGGCGGCTTCGTTGGGTTCCTTGATTCTGGGACGGCAGAAAAGCAGTATTACTACGGCAAGAATCAATATCTCGCCCCGACCACCTCATTCTCTGGTTGCATTTACACTAAGGACGTAGCCGTCGTGACGGCCATGCGTAACGCTGTCGGCAAGACCAGCGTCACGAACGCCTTCTCAGGCACAAAGCTGCTCCCCGACCATCTTGGCACCAGTTGGACGGCGACCGTCAAGGGTGCGGTGCGTCCTACTTTGATGCTGTCCCAAGTGTCCTTTGAGGACTACTGCATCCAAGCATCAGGCACGCCTCTCATTTTCAAGATTAACTACGAGCTGCGCTTCAACCGCGAAGGCTACCCGGGCGAAGTCTATCAGGCCGTATGAGCAAGATTCAACCAGGAGGCGGGTATGGCTTCACTTCTGGGGGCTATGGTTTCAGCATCAACACGAACCAGCCCTTCGACCTGACCCCTTCATCTGACGGCCCGCTGGTCCCGTATCTTAACGACAACAAGGTGACCATCACCCCTGGCACGGTCAATCGTTACATCCCCCAGATTTCCTCGGTATACATCGACGCGACAACCCCTCCCCAGATCACGGTCACAGGGGAAGGCTACATCTTGGTCGGCGTGACTTACGAGGTGAACAAGTTCTTCCCGCGGACCGCAGAGATTGCTTTCGTATCCGGGGCGACCGTGCCCGCCGATACCAACACGACCGGCTACTATCCCCTAGCTAAGATTAACTCACCGGGCGGCGGAGTTTTCAGCATGGTGCGTCTTAGCTCGATGGGCAACCTGATCGTCAACAGGCTCAAGGCCGGAGCCAGCACCGCGACTTGGTACTGGGATATTATCAATTAAATGGCAGACCCTTGGAACTCTGGAGTGTCCTACTCGCCAGGAGCATTGGTCTCCTATAATGGGTATGTTTACATCAGGAGCAGTTTCCCGCCCAGCGCCACATCAGGCACCCCTCCGAATGAGGAAATGAGCACCGATGGAAGGAGCGTAGCCATCAGGACTTGGACGCTTTGGTCTGAAGTCCCATCGAGCGGTTCTGCCAGTTATCTGACTTCGTATTTCAGGCTTATCGGACCCCCTTACAATTCGACCGACCCGACGCCTGAATATAATTTCTCTGGCGCGCAATTCGAAGAGTCAACGGCTTACGGCACATCAGAAGGAGGTACGGTCGAATACGATCAGTTTAAGTCTAACCCTTCTCCGACTCCGGATTCTCCGGTATGTCCTGCGGAACTTTGTGGCGTGGCTTTGCAACAGACTGGAGTCGGTAGCGTTATTTGTGAGGCTAATGCTTTTGGTGATTCTGTTAATCCCAAGAAGTATAACATTTTCATCACGTTCAATCACCCGCTTTATTTCAGACGAACCATTACGGTGCTCACGCGCATCGTGGTAACCGTAACAGTAGACAGCCCCCCCTCTGTGACTGTAACTTACGACAATACGTATACGGCCATAGTTCCTACTGATACCAATTTCTGTACGGTTCCGATTGCTAGCTCTTACTATGTTCCAGCCAACGCGGCTTTTAGTATAATCGTGCCGAATGATGTCTACGGTTCAGGGACAAGCACTACTTACAATTTCGGAGGTACGACCGTTTCTGAGGTAACTCCTAACGACTGACCCCCCCCTTCCAATCGGGGCAAGGTTAAGACCCGATGAGCTGCACTAATCAAGTAACCGTCTCGCAGGGTAACACCTTCGCCTGCACCTTTACCTGGACGCCCGGGGCGACGGGTCCGGCCAACCTCCTGACGACGACCATCAGCTCGTCCCTCGAAGACCGCCAAGGCAACGTCTACGCGATGACGGTGACCAAGGCCGGCGACGGCCTGTCCTTCACGGTGACCTACCCGGGCTCGACCGCTGACTGGGCTATCGGCCTCGGCAAGTGGGACATCAAGTTCGTCTTCCCGGGCTCGACCATCTCGCGCACCGAACTCTTCCGCGTCAACGTCATCGACTCCGTCACCGTCTAAGCCATGCCCGACGCGACGATCACCTCGACGGCTTCGACCTTCGGGACCATCTCGGGGGTATTCTCCGCGGACCAGTCCACCATCTCGGGCACCATCTCGGGCATCGTCCCTGGCACCCTGACGGGCAGCGTCGGCGTCCCCGGGCCTGCTGGCCCTGGCGTTCCTGCTGGCGGCACCTCTGGCCAGTTCCTTCAGAAGACCTCGGGCGTCGATTACGCGACCGACTGGGTGACGGTCAACCTGACGGGTTTGGCGACCGAGTCTTGGGTGACCGCTGGCTTCTATCCCCTGACGGGCAACCCCTCTGGCTTCCTGACGGCTGCGGCGCTGACGCCCTACCTGACCAGCGCTACGGCGGCCTCGACCTACCAGACCCTCGCGGGAATGTCGGACTATCTGGCAAAGGCCGGGAATCTGGCAGGGCTGGCCAACACCGGCACGGCCCGGACTAACCTCGGGCTCGGTTCTCTGGCTGTCGTCAACGACGCCCCCTCGGACGGCTCGCAGTATGCTCGCAAGAACGCGGCTTGGGATGTGGTCATCTCAGGCGACCGATACCTGACGACCTCGACGACGAGCAACACTGTCAGCAACGGGAACAAAACCTTCACGATTGGCACGGGCCTCTCGTACACGCCGACCCAGAACATCACGATTTCTTACAACGCCGCGAACCATATGCACGGCGAGGTGCTGACGTATAACTCTGGCACGGGCGTCCTGACCGTGGACGTTAATCACCACACCGGCTCGGGAACCTACTCGGCTTGGGTGGTCAACGTCGGCGGCGTCACTCCTGCGACCTCCGTAGCCTGGGGAGCCATCACCGGCACTCTCAGCTCGCAGACTGACCTTCAGTCCGCCCTCGACGCGAAACTATCCACGGCCGCCGCGGCAACGACCTACTACCCTCTGACGGGCAACCCGTCCGGCTTCCTTACTTCTGCCCCCGTCACCTCGGTGGCTGGCAAGACGGGAGCCGTCACGCTGGTCAACACGGACATCTCCGGCCTTGGCACGATGGCGACCGCCACGGCTGCCGACTACTCGACGACCACGGCGGCCAATCTCCTCTACTACCCGCTGTCGTCCAACCCTGCCGGATACCTGACCACTGCGCCTGTGACCTCCGTCGCTGGTCGGACTGGTGCGATCACGCTGGCCGTGGCTGATGTCTCTGGTGCGGCTCCCTTGGCAAGCCCGACCTTTTCCGGCACGCCCTCCTTGCCGACTGGGACAATCGGCGTCACGCAGACCGCTGGCAACAACACCACGGCGCTGGCTACTACGGCGTTCGTCACGGCTGCGGACAACCTCAAGGCAAACCTCGCAAGCCCCGCTCTGACTGGCACGCCCACCGCCCCTACGGCTACCGCTGGCACGAACACCACGCAGATCGCGACGACGGCCTTCGTCACTGCGGCGGTTCCGGCTCTTGCCACGATTACTGATTCCCGTCAGCTGACTAACGACACGAAGGCAATGTCGCCTAACGACGTTCTCTGGTCGTTAATGAGCCAAGACTACATTAACATCAATCGTCAGGGCTTCACCTATACGACTACTGGCACTCCTCAGTGGAATCACGTCGGAAGCATCACTACCAACTCGCGTCTTAACGCTACCGTAGCCAGTTCTGTCATTGGCCGTCCTTTTGGACCTTCTCAGGTAGACCAAGTGTCTCCTTTCCTTTTCCGAAACAACTGGGGTTCCAATATCAATTTCAACCTTAAGACCTACCTTTCAGGTCGTGCTGGTTCTTTTTCCCTGCTGACGGATACTACTTTTAACCAAGCCTTTTATTTCGGCAAGGTCGAGGGCGATGCCATCGGAGATTTAACTCGACGCGGCTTCGGATGGCGCTGGACTGGCGGGGCTGGCTCTCGCTTCGTCAATCTTGTCGTCCATAATGGAACGACCTTAACTGTTGTCGCCTCATCTTTTGCCGTCACTCAAGAAGTAGCCTTTGATTGGGATCTCTACTCTGACGGCGCCGGCAACGTGACCCTTTACATCAACGGATCACAAGTCGCCACCTCTAGCGCAGGCCCGACTTCTTATCAGAGCGCAGGCACCTACGCATGGTGGCGCGAGGAAGCATGGACGACCGCCGCTCCGTCCTTCGGTAATCATACCAGCTTTTTTACCCGTGGCCGCGCAGCCATCCTGAATTACTAAGATGTACCGCTATAAAGTAACAGCCATCGCCATCGTCGTCAGCGACTGGACTGCCATGCGACAGGCTATCTTCGGTCAGTCTGAAGCAGTCTTTGAACAATACGGAAGCGGCCTTGGCGAGTTCCACTTCGACACCCCGCAGACCCCCGCCGACCTCGGCCCTCTCGTCCGCGTCGAACTCCTTTCCTAACCATGATTATCGCAATCCTCTCGTTCCTCGCTGGTCTGGTGACCGGTGCTCTCGTCTTCCGTAAGCACGCCGCTAAGGCGTCCGAACTGGAAGCCAAGGGCAAGTCCATCCTCGACGCCCTCAAGGGCAAGTAAGGCCGTGCGCTTGCTCCTAGTCATCGCCCTCGTGGCCCTGGCTGGGTGCAAGTCCAAGCCCGCCGACGCTCCCCTGCCTGTCCAGCCGCCGGCCCCGACTAAGCCTGACGCCGTCCAGACCCTAGGCAAAGACCTGGACAAGACGGATCACCGCGTAGGCGCTGCGCTCGTGGCTATCGAGAAGAACGCAACCTCCCCCAAGGTCGTCGTCGCGGAGTCTCGCCTCGCTCAGTCCTATTTGCCCCCGCCCCCCGAGGCGGACGTGGCCTTCGCCGTGGCCCGGGCTACCAAGGCCGACCCCATCGACTACGCCAAGCAGATGGAGTTCGGACGCAAACTCGCCACCGCCGTCAACAAGGCTTGGGAGAAACTCGAGGCCGACCAGAAGGAAGCCGCCCGCGTCTCGCAGCTGAAGGACGCCCGCATCGTCGAGCTGACTAAGGAGGTCGAGCGCGTGAAGAAGGACGCCTCCGCCCAGACATGGACGCTCGTCGGTGCCGGCCTCGCCGTCATCGGTGCGTTGACCACCGCCTTCATGGGCCCCCGCATCGGTCTGCCCCTGCTTCTCTGCGGAGCCTTCTGCGGATCGGTGCCTTTCATAATCGACTCGCCCTGGTTCGAATATGCGGCCGGTGCGACACTTGTGATTTCCTGCGGACTGGGGCTCTGGTGGCTCGCAGACCGCGTTAGGGACTCGGTGAACAAGCCCTCTCCCACCGATGAGCCGCCGCAAGAATAAGGGAGCCAAGGTCATCTGGCGCAAACTCGGCAAGGAGCGCGCATGGGGTCAGGCCACAATCGGCGAGAACCTTATCGAGATTGACCCCCGCCTCGGAGCCAAGCGTCAGCTCGAAGTCCTCTGCCACGAGCAGATTCACCTGACCTTCCCCGAACTCAGCGAGCCCCAAGTCGACCGCGCCGGCAAAGACCTCGCCGCCCTGCTCTGGGCTCAGGACTACCGCCGCGTCCTCATCTCGCCCAACTCTAAGCCGCCCCGCATCTCGTGAGCCCTCCCCCTCCGCCCATCAGCCCTGAGGACATCCCGAAGGAACTCAAGGACGGCGTCGTCGCGTCAGTCCTTGGCGGCCTCGCCATGACGGCCCGCCTCCTGCTCTCGACCGAACCTGTGTCCCTGGGCTGGGTCGTGCGCCGTGTCCTCGCCGCCGCGATCACCGCGGCCTTGGTCGGCTACGGCATCCAAGACCATATCCAAAGCCCGGGCCTGCGGATGGCCGTCGTCGGTGCGGCTGGCTACGCGGCCCCCGAGTGTCTGGACTACCTGATGAAATACATCAAGGCCCGCGGAGAGAAGGAAGTCGCCGCGGTCGTCGGCAAACCGAAACCCCATGGCAAAGGCAAAGCAGTCACCAAGCGGAAGCGGTAATCTCCTGCTGGCGGTCACGCTGCTCACCGGCTTCGCGGGAGTCTCGGCCCTGTCGTCGGCCTACATCGCCGGGTATGTCCTCGACCAACTGCAATCGACCGACGCCCTGGTCATGATCGTGACGGACGCTGGCCTGAAGTCCGACTCGGCCGACCTCGAGCGCAACATGAGCACGGCGACGCTGGCCCTGAAGTCCGTCCGCGACCTTGGCTGGGCCTTGGCCGTGGGGTGTCTAGGGGTAGGGGTGGCGGTCTTCTTACGCTCCCGCCGTCAAAACGCCTCCTAGGGCAAGCCAGAGGGGTCTATTGCCCCTTGACGGAGGCGACCCTAGGGGCAAACTGAACTCAGTCAGATAGGGGTACGCTCGTTCATGGCGGGCCTCGATGACCTGAGGGACACGAATTGCCCTGACCCCTTCAGTGGGGTCACAGGGTATTTGCGGAAAGGTGCTTGACGAATGTGGAACAGTCGGGCAAGGTGCTTTCCGTTCCACCAAACCTATGAACCTCATCAAGCTCCTCCTCCTCGCCGCGCTGATCGCCACGGTCATCGTCTTCTTCGCCGAAGGCCCCGACCTCCTGACCATCATCGACCAGCACTAAGACTTCCCACCCACCATGCCCAACGCCAACCACCCCTACGTCGAGACGCTGACCTTCGCCGGTCGCGTCCTCCCCCTCAAGCGCCCGATGGCCGAGTACGCCGCCCGACGCCTTCAGGCCATCCTTCCGCAGATCGCAGCGCTCAACGCCGCCGGCAAGTCTCAGGCCGACGCCGCCGCTGCCCTGGACACCACCGTCTGCACCCTCCGCCAGTGGCTGGACATCACCGGGACCACGTGGGTCAACCTCAACAAGCGCGGTCCTTACCGCCGCCAATCCAAGTGACCGCCATGACCGATAAAGAAATCGCCAACTACAAGCGCCGTCTTTACTACGCGGCCAACAAGGAGCGCGTCATCGCCATCACCGAGGCATGGGTTGCCCGCAACCCCGGCTATCGACAGAACTATTACCTCAAGAACAAGGAACGCATCCTAGCCGCCGCTAAGGCACGATACCTCCGCAACAAGGCCATCCTTGACGCACACAAGTCCACCCATGCCTGACCCATCCCACCGCCCCTACCAACCCATGACCATCATCCGACCCGACTCCCTCCCCCGCCTCTGGTGGCTCTTCCCCTGGAGCATCGCCCGTCAACTGCACAAGAACGCCGTGGCCATCCGCAAGATGGCTGACAACCAGTCCACGACCATCACCAATCAGGCCAACATCCTTGGCCGATACATGGATGAGAACCGCGAACTGAAGGCCGAGGTCACCCGGCTCTCCCACTCCCGCGAACATTGGATCGCCAAGCACGACAGGGCCTACGAGGTCGCCATGCACAACGAGCGAGTCATCGCCGACATGGAAAGCCGCATCATCCGCGGCGCCATCACCCCCGACGCTCACCCCCATGAGTAGTTTCCGCCACCTCGACGGGATGGTGGGATTGCTCTCAGAGATTTTTGAAATCAATGAGCGGATTTTGACCGGTGATATTTGCAGCAACAAGTCGGCCATCGCCTCGACCCGCATGAAGAAACTCCTGCACCACTATCACGAGGCCCTGCACGAGGACGGCGCCGTCAAGGTATCGCTCCAGGCTTACGTCGCCGCCGGCGGCTGGGTCGGCATCACCTACTCCTATGAGCTCGACGGCTTCGAGGTCGCCGGATCACAAGTCCCGAGACGCGTATGAGCGAATTACCCTCACGGCATCCTGAAGCTCTTATTGATGAGATTGGGCGCCTCAAGGCCGAGAACACCCGACTGAAGACCGAGGTTCAGCATCTGATGGTTTTCTGCAATTGCACCCTCATCCCTAACAAGGAATTACAGGCACAGGTCGAGCGTCTGACCAAGGCCGGGGATACCATCATCCAGATTCTCTGCAAATACGTCCCGCCTACTGGTGCTAAATATGCTCTGATGGATTGGCGAGACGCCAAGGAGGGCAAGCCCCGTGCATAAACCCATGCGCCCCTTCTCCATCGTCGCCCTGCTGCTCCTCGGCTTCAACGCCGCCGCCGCAGCTGAGGCCACCCTCCTCGAGTGTATCGCCATGGTCGAGTCCGGCCAGAACCGCAAGGCCGTCGGCAAGGCCGGGGAGCGCGGGATGTATCAGGTCGGCAAGGCCGCTTGGGACGACGCCAACGAACGGCTAAAGAGGGAAGGCCACTACCACTTCCAGTTTAGCAAGTGGCGGAACCCCACCGCCCAGGACATGATCGCGGCGGCCCACCTCCGCATTATCCGCGACAACTTTAAGCGCATCGGCAAGCCCGACCCGACCCCCGAACAACTCGCCCTGGTCTGGAACGTGGGCTGGTCGGGAGCCGTCTCCCGGCGATTCGCCCCGAACGACTACGCCGAACGCGTCGCCAACCTTTTCCGCTTGTCCTCGGCCAAGCCCCGATAAAGGGTCTTGCCGATGCATCTCCTTGTGGCGATTGACCCTGGCGTGAACGGCGGACTCTGCTGGTCCCTAGACGGCGACCCTGTCGAGTGCGCTAAGATGCCCGGCTCTGATGTCGAGGTCTGCCAACTCCTCGCGGATCTCAGCTGCAAGGCCAAGGACGTCTCGCTCTACCTTGAGGAACCTCCGCTCTTCGCCGGCAAGAACATCCCCGGCTCCGCCATCGGCAAACTGATGTGGAACACCGGCGTTCTCTACGGCGCCGCCGTCGCCATGGGCTGGAAGATTCACCGCATCCGCCCGGCCATCTGGCAGAAGACGCACACCTGTGGCACGAAGGGCGAACTGACCACGACTCAGTGGAAGAACAAGCTGAAGGCCCGCGCTGCCGAACTGTTCCCCTCGGTCGACGTCACCCTCTGGAACGCCGACGCCCTCCTTATCTTCGACTCCGCCACCCGCGGCGCCATCAACTAATTTCCCCATGAAGAAAGACTCCAAACTTCCGACTGAATACCGCATCATCGCGGACTCGTCATACATCGTATTACCTGATCAGAAGGTCGCCCGCCTCCTGACCCCCACCGTCCGCAACGGCGTGACGTACTACAACCTCTTCGTCCCCGACTACACGCGGATGTCCCTCGCCGACATCGAGGCCACCATCAAGGCCGGTGAACTCACTAAGGCCGACGCCACCAAATAATCTCCACCATGAGCAAACAGCCCACATCCTCCGCCACCGCCTCCCTCGTCCAAGCGCTCGCCGCCCTGGACAACGTGAAGGCCAACAAAATCAACCCCGCCTTCAAGGCCAAGTACGTCTCCCTCGACGCGCTGCTAGACGCCATCAAGCCCGTCCTGCTCGACCATGACCTCGCTCTGATCCAGACGCTCGTCAGCCAGGAGGGCAAGGTCGGCGTGTCCACCGCCTTCCTCCACAGCTCCGGCGAACGCTTCGAGTTCGGCACGCTCCTGGTCAAGGCCGAGGGACTGACCGCCCAGCAGATCGGCGGGGCCATCACCTATATCCGCCGACAGTCCATCCAGACCGCGTGCGGCATCTCGGTCGACCTCGACGACGACGGCGCCACTGCATCCTTCAAGTCTCAGGTCGCCGCTACCGCGACTAACTTCAATCTCCCCCCTCGCCCCCTGACCAAATGAGCAAGCCCGACTTCGACCCCTTCGACCCGGTGAACGCCGCCATGCGTCACCTCCACAACCAGAACCTCGCGTCGGCTGCCGAAGCCCGCGCCGAGGCTCAGGCCAAGACCATCTCCGAGATGCGCTACGCCGGCAACGAACTCGCCCGCGTCCTCGACGACATCATGCAGTCTGAGCTTTGCCAGTTCGACGCCATCTCGAAGGCCTGCTGCATCGCCACCATCGCCAAGTGGAACCGCGCCAAGACCGGGCAACTCTGATGGCCGAAGTCCCCAAGGGCATCGAACGGATCGCCACGACCGTCCCGAAGCAGTACGCCCTGCTCCTTCTCCTGGACGGCTTCCCCTACGTCGAGTTCACCGCCCGCAAGCACGCCGACTTCCTGACCGACCTCAACGCGTGGAAGCGCAAGACCTACCCGTCCCTGTCCCGCTCCGCCGTGCGCTTCTTTACGCTTGCCCCTAATGGGGAGATAAAGGAACTTACCTTCACGCCGACTCGCTCATGACCAACCGCGAAAACATCAAGCGCCTCGTCGAGAACATCACGGGCTCGCTCGCCACCGTCCAGCACATCGCCGGACGTTATGAACAGCACGACGCCGACATCATCACGCTCTCCGACCTCAACCGCTCGGCCATCACCGAGCTTCAGGTCTTCACCGATCACATCGAGACCGCCGACGAAGCCGCCCAGGTCAAGCCGCTCCATGACCGCGTCCACGTCCTCGTTGTCCAGCTGCGCGTCCTGCGGAATACGCTCGAGGCCATGGAGAACGCCGCCGAGTCCGCCCTTGAAGACGTGCGCCGCATCTCGGCCAGCGTCGAGGAAGCCAACCCCGAAGACGACAGCCTGTGAGCAAGGCTTGTGAACTGTGCAAGGGTGCCTGCTGTGAAAGCATCCTCCTGCCCATCGACGCGTCTCCGACCACCACCGAATTCTACGCCGCCCGCGGCGAGGTCTTCATGATCGTCGGACGCACCTTCGCCGAACTGCCTTCCCGATGCCCTCACCTGTCCGGCTCCGGCAAGTGCAAGACCTACGCCAACCGCCCGGTCGCCTGCTCCCGCTTCGCCGTGGGCTCGACAATGTGCGTGACCGCCATCCAGCGCCGTCGCCCCGATCAGGCCGACGCCATCATGGCCCTTCTCTGACCTTTCCCACCAACACCCAATAACATACCATGCCAAACCTCATCACTGAACGTGTCGTGTACGACGGCATCCAAGCGCTCAACCAATCCGGCGCGAAGGAACTGCTCAAGTCCCCGGCTCACTACCAGGCTTACCTCTCCCGCACCCGCGAGGACTCCAAGGCCCTGCGCGTGGGCACCGCCGTCCACAAGCTCGCCCTTGAGGGCCTCGACGCTTACAACGCCACGCACGCCATCGCCCCGGACGTGGACAAGCGCACGAAGGAAGGCAAGGCCGAGTGGGCCGAGTTCGTCACCGCCAACGAAGGCAAGGCCATCCTGACCGCTGAAGAGGGCGCCTTGGTCGACGCCGTGGCCAACTCCGCTGCGGCCTGCATGAAGGCCAACGGCATCGTCCTCTCGAAGACCGAGGTCATGTTCACCGCCTTCCTCGGCGATACCCTGGTCAAATGCGCCATCGACGGCATCTCCGACGACGGCTACATCTACGATCTGAAGACTTGCGAAGACGCCAGCCCGCACGGCTTCCTCCAGTCCGTCCGCAAATACAAGTATGCTCTTCAGGCTTACTTCTACCGGCACGCCGTCGAGTCCGCCTACAAGTGCCGCGTCCTTGGCTTCCGCTTCATCGCCGTCGAGAAGGAGCCGCCCTACGCCCACGCGGTCTACGAGCTAGGGCCGGAACTGATGACCGGCGCCGCCTTCGACTTCGAGCGCGCGCTGACCCTGTATAAGGACTGCACCGCCTCGGGCAACTGGCCCGGCTACCAGACCGAGATCACCACCATCGACATCGCCGCCAAGCCTAGCGCCGCGACTAACATCAACTTCGCCTAATACCATGACCACCGAAAACAACGACCGCCCCCCGCTCACGTCCATCAGCACGAACGGCACCTACCGCCTCAAGCTTATCAAACCGAAGTTTGAGAAAGTGAAACAGTGGGAGGACGGCACCACGTCCTGCCGCCTGTTTTTCGTCGACGACAAAGGCTTCTGCCTGTCGAAGAACTTCTCGAGCAAATACGGCAAGGCGCTCGCCATGCTCGTCGGCAAGTTCTCCGGCAAGTATACCAACGAGATCCGCTTGGACGCCACCCCTGCCGAATATATGCAGTATCTCGAGCCCGCCTGCGGTCAGACCATCTTGGTCGGCGTCGAGGTCGAGGCCAACGGTGAGTGGCAGGGCAAGCCTCAGTATAAGTATAAGATGACCTACCCGCGCGGCTCCCAGAAGCCGACCGCCCCCGAAGAGCCGCTGCCGCCCGAAGGCGTTCCCTTCTAACGCCCGTGACCGAAGCACCCACGCCGATGTCCGCACCGACGCTCGTCCTAATCGCAGGTTACGCCAGGGCGGGCAAGGACACCCTCGCCTCCGGCATCCTCGAGTGGTCTCAGAGACCCGCCGAGCACATCAACTTCGCCGACGCCCTCAAGGAGGCCGCGAATCACTACATGGATTACCTCGGCCTTGACGGAGACTTCTTCAAGGAGGACTTCAAGGTGGATAACCGTGACTTCCTCGTCCACGCGGGCAAGTTCGCCCGGCGCATGGATCGGGACGTCTTCGCCCGCCACTTCGCCAACTGGTGCCCGGTCATGAAGCACCACGACCAACCCTCCCCCGAGACGGTCGTCTGCTCCGATTGGCGCTACGTCAACGAGCTGCGCGTCTGCCAGGACATCCTCTGGGAGAAGGGCTGGAAGGTTCGCACCATCTACGTCGCCACCGCTGGGGTCGGCCCGGCCAACGACGAAGAACTCGACAGCATCGCCGAGATACGCGCCTCCCACCTGTTCGACCAGGAGTATATCTTCAGGCCGTCCTCGCGTAACGCGATCATGACCGAAGGCCGCAACCTCGCCCGCTCATGGAAACTATGAACCCCGAGACGCTGCGCTGGGCGAACAAGGTCGGCTTGTCCCCCGACCGCGTGGCCTTCCTGCTCGCCTGCCCCAAGTATACCCGCACCGGCCGAAACGACAAGCCCGCCTACATCAAGGCCGAGAACCCTAACCACCACCTCCAGAAACTCGGCGACTGCTATTGGTTCCGCCTGCGTCGCCGCGGCAAGGACATCGTCGAGAACATCGCCAGCGACCTCGAGACCGCCCGCAAGCGCCGTGACGAGATGCTCGCGGCCTTCGACGCCGGGAAGCCCATCCCTTACATCAACGTCCGCTAATGAGCATCATCCGATGGGTAGCCGCTGGAGACAACCACGGCCAATTAGTTTGTGAAGAAACGCAGGACGCGCTGGCCTCGTTCATCGGCCGCTGGCGCCCTCAGCTACGCATTCACACCGGCGACTGCTTCGACTTCGGCGCCTGGAGACGCGGGGCAACCCCTGACGAGCAGGAGGAAGGCATCACCGACGACCTGAAGCACGGGAATTACTTCCTGCGCAAGGTGCTCAAGCCGACGATCTTCATGCAGGGCAACCATGACATACGCGCCGAGGAGCAAGTCCTGTCCCGCAACGGGGACCGCCGCGACAACGCCATGCGGGCCGTGCAGTCATACACCGACACCTTGGCTGAGATCGGTTGCAAGGAGTTTCACCGCTACTCGGTCAAGGGTAAGGACTCCGAAGGGGTCAACCGCTTCCGCGTCGGAAAACTTACCGGCACGCACGGCTTCAAGGCTGGCGTGGCCGCTACCCGCGAGACCGCCCGCACCCTAGGCCGCCCAGGGGATGTCGTAATCCATGGACACACCCACGACTTCTCCCTCTGCACGATTGAGCATCTCGAGGCCGCCATCGTCGGCGTCTCTGCCATGTGCTGTATGGACATTAACAAGGCCGACTATGCGCTGCGGAGACTAGCCACGACCAAATGGTGCAACGGCTGGCTCCATGGGGTAATCGACGAGAAGACCGGCGACTGCAAGGTATGGACGGCCCATCGCTTCCAAGGCAAGTTCATCTGCTCGACCGCTTACGACCTGATCTGATGAAGCCTAAGGACTACGCCGCATTGCTTATGCGGAGCCAGCCAGCCCCGCAGCAGCACTTCGCCGACGACACCCCCGAAGGCTGGCACAAGACCAGCGAGGTCGTCCGCCTCTTAGGCTACAAGACGCGGGCCGGTGTCGCCCTGCCCCTAGCTCGCATCGTCAAGGCAGGCTACGCCGAACAGAAGACCATCCGCCGAGGCCGCTTCATCTATCGCTTGTCGCCCAGGTTCAAGACTTGGGCCGCCGCCAAGGCCGCAGCTGAAGCCCTCGAGAAGTTCAAGGCCCCATCCGGATGGGTCACCCTCTCCGAGTATGCGCACAAACACCGGCGCACCGTCCGCGGCGTGCAATACCGCATCGACGGCATGGCCCTCCCTGTCCGCATCCTCCGCAACCCGCGGAGCGTCCCCTACTACCGCAAGGCCGACCTCGACCGCATCCTACGCAAAGCATCTTGACCACGGGCACCCACGCCCCCAAACCCCAACCCCTCTCTTCCATGACTCCTCCGAACAATATTCCGGCGGAACGCCACCTCCTCGGCGTCCTGATCCGTGAAAACCTTCCCTTCCCGGTAAACCTCAAGCCTTTGGACTTCTTCGAGCCAAAGCATCAGGACGTGGCCGCGGCCATCCTTTATCTGCAGGCCGACGGTAAGGCCGCTGACGAGGTAACGGTGCCAGCCTATCTTCACTCATGTGGCTCTCTGGCCGACCATGCTTTCATCAATGACCTGACGGCTTACGCTGGTTTCGGCGAACTGCGTCAGGAGCATATCGACATGATTGCCGACGCTGCGTTCATGCGCGAGGCGTCGTTGATTGCATCGAAGGCCACTAATCCTGATGCGCTCATCGAGCATTATGCCAACCTGTCCGATAAGCGCAAGAGCCTGACAGTACGTCAAAGTGCTCAGCGTATGCCAATCGACGAGCTGATGAAGTTCGACCGCAAGGCTGACCCTACCAATGTCCTAGGCAATCGCTGGCTATGCCGAGGCGGCTCTCTGGTCATGGCTGGGCAGGCTGGCACCGGCAAGTCCGCCCTCATGATGCAGGCCGCCATCAATTGGACGCTTGGGCAGGAGTTCTTCGGCATCAAGACCAACGACGGCATGAAGATGCGCACGCTCGTGATCCAAGCCGAGAACGATGCCGGAGACGTGGCCGAGAGCATGCAGGACCAGATTAACGGACTGTACCTGGACGAAGACCAAAGGGCTGAACTAAAGGACCGGATGTTCATCTACCGCGAGAGCGTCGCCACGGGCAAGGAGTTCGGAGACGTGCTTCGCAAGCTAGTCATCCAACATCAGGCAACGATTGTCTTTGTGGACCCTCTCATGGCATTTGTCGGCGCCGACATCTCCGAGACCGCTGAGGCCGCCAAGTTCCTTCGCCACATCATCCAGCCCATCCTAAACGAGACGGGCGTCATCATCGTCTTCATGCACCACACCGGGAAGCCGAAGTCATCCAAGGACAAGGAAGGCCAGACCATGGCCGACCTCGCATACCAACTGTTTGGGAGCTCAGAGGTCACTAACTGGGCACGCGAGATAGCCTGCCTCCAACGTTGCCCAGGGGACGAGCCGATCTACCGCCTTGGCCTGACCAAGCGCCGTAGCCGTGCCGGTATGACCGACGGCATCAGCCCTTCCCCCGTCGGCGAGATTTACATTCGCCACTCCCCTAAGCGCGGTGAAATCCGCTGGGTCAGGTCTGGTCCTCCCATGCCCACGGACGGAGAGGCCTATTAGACCCCCTTGGCTGGCCCGCCAATGCCCCTTTGGAGGGGTGATGGCTACCACCCCAGCCTCAACCCACCCAACCCACCTTAAACAGGCCGCAAGGCCAATGCTAAATCTCTTATACAAAACCGATGACAAAACCGATGACAAATCTATGTCTCTACTGCAGTCCCTGTATGCTACAGGGACATGCAAGTAGAGAGGGAGGAAGGGATACGGCTCGCCTTGACGGCGGCCTACCCCCCTCCCCTCGAGATACAAAAGGCATCTGACGACCATGGCCTACTACCGCAAGAAACGCACCCCTGCCCAAGAGGAGGCTGACCGCGTCCGGCAGAAGATTGCCCGGGCCAAGCGCGTCAACGTCCTCAAGGCTTACCAGGCACAATGGGACAATCCTGAGACCAAGCCCATCATGCTCGCCCGATCCGCGTCAGGCCGGAGAAGCATAGCCGAACATCAGGCCATCCTTGAGCAAGCCGTGCATCGCTTCCTTCAGCGTCAGCCCGAGAGCCTGACCAAGGTACGATGGCTAGACGTCTTTTGCCGAGGCTATGACCAGATCATGGAGAACGCCCGGATGGTCAGCCCTGGCTCACGTCCTAAGCTGCGGGCCAAGGATGAGGCAAACCTGTTCCGCACCTTTGTCCGCAAAGGATACTTACGACTCGATGCAAAGACAGGGCTTTGGAACAACACATGCAGGCTCATGTGATTTGCTTATTCACCTAGGCAATATCCTTGCTCACATTGCCATCGTGACACGCGCTAGGCTCAACGACCTGACGGCTCCGGCTAAGGAGGCCAAGTCGTTTGACGCTTGGTTCTTCGCCCAGCCGAAGAAGGTCCAAGAGAAGATGCGGGAGAACGGCGTGCTGCCTTACGCTGAGATGGCGCAACCTCGGCACGTGTTCAACATCGACGCCAATCATCCTGACTGGGCGTTCAACCCGACCGACATCGGCAGACGCGAAGAGGTCGACGCGTTCATCTCTCGCGATCATGTCGGCGTCATGCTCAAGGGCTTCATGGATGCGCTGGCCTGCACGGATAACTTCGCCTTCCGTCGTCACGTCGAGCTCATCCGCTGGGCGCTCAGTCTGCCCGGTTGTCTGTCCTCTCGACTCATCGGTAAGATGTATGGCCGCTCTCACTTCTGGATGCGTGCCAGGGCAAAGGAAATCCAACGCACGGTAAACTCTGACGCGTGCGGTTTGTTTCCTCACGTGAATGCCAGACGCGGCAAGAATAAGGTGATTAGCCCCCTGCCACCTACCCCGCCAAAGCGATGAAAACGGCCCATATACCCCCTCTAAGGAGTCTCCTAGACCCCCCCCTACGTCACGCGTGGCCCGACACCACGACCCTTTTTCGTGGGGTCAAAGAGCGTAAACAGGCCGTTTAACAAACCATGGCTCTAACCAACTCAGAACTGGGTTTGGCGCTCGGCGTCACCGCGCAACGCATCTCAGTCCTTCGACGCGAAGGCATGCCGACCGACAGCATCGACGCGGCTCGGGCGTGGCGGGAAGCCCGGGCGAACGTGCAGCGGGCCGCGGCACCGAAGGCCGCACCGGCGCAGCTCGACGACGGCTCCCTGGCTGACACGATCAGCGAACATCGGACCTTGGTCAGTCGGGCGCGTGGCGTCTGGCAGGCCGCGATGGAAGGGGGCGACCCGAACCAGGGGAAGTACCAGTCGAGTTATAACGCCTCGCTCAAGACGCTTGTCGCCCTCGAGGAAGAGCAGGAGCGTCGGCTCATCCTGACCAAGGACTTCATCTCCGCGAAGGAAGCGACCGAGGCCATGCGCGAGATGACCGCCGGCATCGTCAACCGACTCGACAAACTCGCCCTCGATGTCGCAGAAGGATGTAACCCCGAGAACCCTGCGAAGGCGGTGAAAGTTCTCGAGGCTTGGGTGCGCCGCGTTAAGGCCGACCTCTCGACCCATGAAGAAGCGTAAGCCCAAGCCTAGGCGCAAGCCGATGCCGAAGCCGTCGCGTCCGTTCAAGCGCAAGCCGAGGAAGTGGTCGGAGTTGTCCGACGAGCTGTATCGTCTGCTCAAGGAGGCAGGGCTTTATGAACAAGGCTGACTTGCTCCGCATCGGTCGAGACGTGCTGCGTCCGTCCGACTCGGGCGACGTGGTGGAGTGGCTGGAGTCCAACGTCCACGCCATCCCTGACTCGCCGATGCCCGGGCCGTTCCGCTCTGAGCGCACGCCTTGGGTGGCCGAAGCCCTACGCATCGCCGCCGATCCTGAGACGAAACTCCTGACCGTGCTCGCCAGCATCCAATCGGGCAAATCCCTCTTCGCCCGCCTGCTCACCTGTCACATCATCGCCAACGCTCCTGGGCCGACGATGGTGCTTCAGGCCACCGACCCCGAGGCCAAGGACTTCGCCCTGCGTTACCTCCGCCCAGTCTGGAACAACTGCCCGCCGGTGAAGGCGCGTCTTTCGGGCGACGACCTCGACAGGTCCACGACCGCGGACTTCGACCGCATGACGCTTTACTGCCGCGGCATCTGGAACGAGGCCAACCTTCAGCGCCTGTCCCTGCGTTACACGATCGCCGACGAGTGCTGGATGGCACCGCCCGGACACTTAGCGGAACTTAGCGCGCGCGTGACGGCGTTCGGCTGGATGGGCAAGCGCATCTTCCTATCCCAGGGCGGACGGGCTGGGCAGGAGTTCCATCAGCTGCACGAGACGACCGACCAGCGTGATTGGAACATGCGCTGCCCGAAGTGCGACCACCTTCAGCCGTGGGTCTGGGAACAGATCAGGTTCCCCGAGGACGCCAAGGCGACAGGCACGTGGGACTTGCACAAGGTCAGCGTCGGCACGACCTACGAGTGCGCGGCCTGCCGGACGCATCTGCCCGACACGAACGCCAGCCGACTTGAGGCCAACGCCAGGGGAACCTTTGTAGCCACATCGGCCGCCGCAAACTCCGGGCACATCGGCCTGCATTGGAACAGCCTTGCGACTATGAGCTGGGGCGAGCTCGGCGTGCTGATGCTCAAGGCCAAGGAGTCGGTCGACCAATACGGCGACGAGGAACCGCGGCGCATCTTCAAGCAGAAGCGGCTGGCGTTACCCTGGAGCGAAGAGGGCGGCGAGATGGTGGCGCTGGCGGAGGCCGCCAACTACAAGATGGCCGACCCTTGGGACGCGGAGGCCGCGATCACCCCGAAGGCCCGCGTCGTCGAGCAGAAGGACGCCGTGCCCGGGAGCATCCCTTTCCGCACGATGGGGGTCGACGTCCAGCGTG